GGTACACCGTTAGCGTTTAGACTGTAGTTGGCGCGGAAAAATTGGCCCGCCCAACGCACAATCACAAAGTCAGCATATGTGTACTCGGTGTATGCCGAATTTGCGGTTATATCGCTGATCTGGCGCGATAAGATCCAAATTATTTCATCGTACGAAAGAGCCATACGGTTAATCCTTGAGTAAAACAAAAAGCGGCGACATACTCCGGTTAAGGAATAGTCGCCGCGTTCTTACGAAGGGGGCTTCAATATTCAACTTCTAATTATAGCGTCTCAAAACTGCATGTCAAGCCCTACGACGTTCAGCACGGTTTGGCACGGTTCTAGGCAGGCCTAGCAAGTCCTCAACAGCGCTCAAAGCCATAATGAGCGCCCGGCGTAATGTCATTAGCAATGTTTTAGTTTCTTGGCTCATTACTTTGCATTCTCCTTGAACGCTGCGGCGAGAGCTGCATGCATGATCTCTGCCATCTCTCCGCTTGCCCTGACCTTCTGTATCGCCTGATCTTCTCTGATCCAGCCCCGCTTGCCGTGATACCTGTTTTGCTTTTTGCGCCCGTGAACAAACTGGGCATACGAGGCATTGTTATTCAGTCGAGCGCCAAAGCTGACCTTCTTAATCTTCCATCGCCTGTTGAGCGTTTCAGATGATCGTTGAAGTTTGCCGCCTGAGCTGAACAAGCCTTTGCCGCGAACGTAATAGCTCTTACCCGCTTGTCTGGGCGCTGCTTTCGGGTACGGCGCGACTACGTTCTGTATGGCTGCTGCTATGCCCATAGCGCCTGCCTCAATAGCGGGTTTCAATTTAGTGCTCAGTAGCTTCTTAGCTTTGGCGGCTTTGACTTCGACGGTCATAGCACTTCCTTAATTCGTGGTATCGAGGGTCAGAAGGCCAACTTATAATGATTGCAAAGTACTTAATCATTGCTTAATCCATTTTAGTGTTGTTGAGCACCGGCAGCGAGGATGCGCCGGTGGACCATCTGGGAATTGATCAGCCCAAACATCCTCTTTCTTGCCGTCCAGTGGGTTGCAAATCGGGCAAACGATATCGTCATTATCACTACGCCAAATGCGAACAAAGGTCAGACCGTTCGATGCTAGCTGCTGCTGATACGCGCTTGTAGCCGCGCTAGCTGCCCGCGTGATTTCTGTGATTGCGATCGTTTCGGCGCGTCTTGGGCTGAACGCGCTTTGCAAGAGCTTTTCGACCTGCGCCCGGGTCATGCCCGGCGTACTTTGATACGCGGCTATAGCGTTCTGAATAACCGCCCGCGTTTTCTCGGTTAGGCCTGTTACAAGCTCGTATGTGTACGTGCGCGCCCACTGTGCGGCTAAATCGCTTAGGTCTTCGCTGTAGTCTGGTCCAATTTCTTCGCCCAGACCCTGAGCTACTTGCAGAGCTACGCCCAACAGTTCGCCCATAAGCGCCGATTGTAGCATTGCAACGAGCGGCCCATCGTCGAATGCTTCGCCGTGAACAATGGCGTTTAGTGCAGCTGCGCCCCATTTCTTCAAAATCGGCTCTAGCAGCTCAAACAATTGGCGTTCGGGTTCGGTTAGGCCTTCGCCCGGCTCGTTGAGCTTGAAAGCATTCTTGACCGCCTCAACGCTTTCGGCGTGCTCTAGATTGTGGCTGATCAGTTCAGCTGTGGCAGGATCGATATAGACGCTGTCAAACGAGCAGGCCGCTTTCTGGCCACGCTCTACGCGCTTGATGGCCTTGCGTTGCCACTTCTTCAGATCCTCATTCGCCCGACCTTCTGGCTCTTCTGGTTCTGGCAGTTGCGCTGGTGGCTGCTCTTGGACAATCACAATCGGCTCTGGTTGCTCCAGTGCTGGTAGACCCGCAAGCTGCGCGGCTTGGCCAATCGAATAGCCAAAATCAACCATCTGCTGAGCTAACGTAAGTTGGGCGGCTAGCTCTAATCTGTTCGCCTCAACGCTATCAGGCGCAAGCGGGGGTAAACTGAGCCGTTGGCGGGCTTCGCTTTGGGTCAGCACGGGCGCGCCTGTTACGTCCTTTAAGGCTTTGGCTTTGTCAAGCTCAGCTTGCTGAAAGACTTCGAGCCGTTCTGGTAGCAGCCAGATTTCTAGACCTTGGACTGCATAAAACTTGTTCAGCTCGTCAACAATGAGTTGAGCTTCAGGTATCACGCACTGTGAATAGAAATTCTTCGCATCTTGGGCCGCCGTAGCGTAGTTCGCGGCGTTGGCCAAGATGAGCGACGCGGGCACCTCCATAGCGGTCAGCACGTCGGCTAGCTTCGAGCTGTTCAGTTCGACGTTGATCGTATCCTTAATCGAGTCGCCAATCGGCACGGGCGTAACAGCAGCTGATACCGCCGCCGCGTTGAATGCGTTCTTGACGCCTGACAGCGCCTTCTTCCACCACGCTTCGAGCTTCTTCTTTTCCGGCTCGGCCACGTTGCCAGAAATCTGCAGCAGCGTGGCTTTGATCGCGCCACCGTCGAAGAAGCGCTCTAGAAACGTGTCGATATTGTCGAGCACGCCCGCCGCTCGAAGCGCTACAGCGACTGGACTAACATCAGGTCCAATATCGACAGCCGGATTTTGCAGCCAGACAGATAGCACTTGATCGACAGGTAATACAACGCTACCACGCGCATAACCTGAGATGCCTTTCACTGCGTCGTACTGCGGTGTGATACCAGGACTGGCCACCCAACGTAGGCGCTCCGCCCGCGTGAGCATGCCGCGCTCTTTGAGTGCATGACCACGGCCATAGATGGTCAAACTTAGCTCTAACAGATAGAGCAGCTGCCTGATACGGGCTAGCTCAACAATGCCCTCGTCGCTGTCAGAGATATCTTTGTCACCACGATACAAAGCAAGCGGCATTGCCTGAACCGACTTGGCTCGAAGCCTGACACAACGATAGACAATCGGCACGACCGTGTACGCACCTAGGACATCGCCGTTACGGCCTTCGGGTTGCCCGCTGATCACGCGCCAACCATCATCATTTGTGCCAATCAGAAAAGACTTAACTTGCATTATTCATCGCCCCAAAGTAATAGCGAAACGTTTTTGTGAGCTGCCCACCACGCCATAATTATCGCGTCGGCCTTGTCGGTCGATCTGCCTAGCCGTTTCCTGATATCATCTTTGCTTTCGACCAAAATACGACCATTGCGAATAGAAAAGCGCGGTGCGCATAACTCAGCACGCAACTCAGGATCATCTGGCAGGCTGATCATAGATTCGCTTTCGAGTGCTTCTCTGAAAAACCACCACATAGCCGCGCGAACGTTCACAAAGCGCAATCGGCCTGTTTTGTCTGTCTCGTCTGTACCAGCGCCNGCGTTGATACCGATAGTCGAAACGAGCGGTACAAGATGGTCATACACGCTTGCGCCAACGCCAACGACATCAACGCCAACAACGCCGCCATGATGATGCTGTAATGCTAGCGCGGCCACCGCCGGGCCGTTTGGTGTACTCGTGCCAGGATACGTATACAGCGTGAATGTGTCACCCTCTAGGCTGGCAATGGTTGTTTGATCATCACCACCACGTGCCACGTCAACACCTAATGCACGCTGTTGGCCGCCTATGGCTGTCCGCGCAATCGCCCGCTTGACCCACTCGCTTGGCATCACGCGCCACGGGTCCTCTTTCTTGCCTGCTTGGAAGTCGCCTTTAAGAATGCTTCTCAGCGGTTCGGGCAAGCTGTCGATTGTGGCCCCATAGCCCGATTGCAAAAGATACGGATTATCGGCCAACTTGGCCGCGATAAACGTTCGACTTTTCGCGCCTTCGGTTCCTTCGGGTACTTCGGTATCGACGCCATTAATTGTCGTAAACCATCGCAATTCGCCGCTTTGAGCGCGAACGCCTGTATAGTCCGGGTCAAGCCACGGGCCGAAAAACTTCACAATCCATTGACCATCTTCATCATGAGGCGGGTTGAACGTAAGCAGCGTTTGCGGCTGAACGCCTGGTCGTGCCGTTCGGTTCCAAGCCATCACAAAGCGCACAATGCTTTCAGGAAATTCGGTAGCTTCATCGAATACAACGAAATCACGGGCTTGGCCCTGATGTTTCTTTTTATCAGCGTCGTATTGAATAGCTCCAAACTCTATGGTTCGCTCGTCAGCAAGTCGCCACAAATGCAACGACTCGTTGTAACTGTCTTTCGCATGTGTCTCGCCACGCGCGAAAATCTCGCGGCTGCGCTCGATGATGCCGCGCACACTCGGGAACACGCGGCGAAAAATCACCGAACGGTNGTGTTTGAGTGCGGCCATGCCTAGCGCTAAATCGGTCTTGCCGCCTCCAGCCGCCCCACCGTAGCCGATTACATCGGCTTTGCTTTCGAGCGCCATCGTCTGCGGCCCTGGTAG